GTAAACCATACCAAATTCTTTCATACATTTTGTTATGTTTCTAGGATCAATTATATCCGCTAAGTCCTGAGAAAACACCATGATATTATCATCTCCATACACGAATGCACGGAAATGTTTTGATAAACATGATCTAATCTCAAAGGCTTTAGCACGAGTACAAAGCTCCCAAATAACTGTATATAACAAAGCTGAATTATAAAAAGAATTGATAATTGTCGTTCCAGGGTTACCGCTCGGTTGACCTCGAGTAACTTCTATTACCGTGTTTCCAAAAACTTGAAGTGAATCTGTGATATCAGTCCATAGCGCATATGTCAACTTATCATTGTTTCGGCCATACTTATGTTCAATTGATTCGAACATATTCCAGAGCAAAGCTCTGCTTAAAGTACCGTCGAAGTTTGAGAAGTCTCCAGCCAAAAAACATCGTTTGTTTGGCTTAGAAATTTGACATAACCGCGTCGCTAAATAATCCCAGTCTTCACCATAGCAGTTTACACCTACTAATGAACTATTGTCGATTCTCTCCCGCATCACATTTGCGAATAAATCGAGAAATTTCTGTCGAAATAAAATAGTGAAATGTAGTGGGGCAGCAGCAAAAGACCGTGTCTTTCCTTCTTTAACTTTCTCCAAGGTACGAAGCTCGTCCTTGGCAGTTGAAGTAAAAACACATATTGGTCTAATACCGCGCCTTACACTAGTTTCATAATTCTTTATTTCTTCCAGAACGAAAGGATGATCAAAAATGAAATTTTCATCCTCTCCCAGAAAGGTTGTTTTACCAAGCTTTCCACTTTCCCGATGTTTAACAAATGGATATCCAGGTGATGACGATCTATTGATTGCTCTAAGAAAGTCATCTCCTTCGATACCACGAATTGCGATTTCTCTAGATAGTTCTTTAACAGGTGAACCGGATAGGAACTGCACCTTCAAAAATGATTTGAAAACTTGCTGATGGGTTTCGCTAACTGAAATATTAGACCCAACGTACTTTTTAAGAGCTTTATTGACTACATGAACTTTTAGTCCATTTTCGTCAACATACCCTAAGCGCGCTGGAGCCTTCACAGGTTGACTTACCTGCCCATGAATCAAGCTCTTCCGGATTTTTGTTTCCATACTGGAGTGTATGAAATGGGGAATACACGTTACATGTTGTAATGCGTCATCCACGACTGTTGTCTTTTTATCAAATGATTGACAGACACGTTCGCCACTGAGACTGTATGAACTTTCAAAGGAAATTCCTTTGCATAATTCTTTAACATACTCAGCAGGCAAAAATGATCCAAAACAAACGTCATGGTTGTCATACGCAGCAAAATGTATTCCAACAATTTTTCGAGGCGAACTCTTATCGTTCAAAAGAACGACTGACCCACATGAACCATTAAGAGTTTGCCCTGGGTACTCAAAGACTCCAAGATTGAGCACCTGTTCGCTACCATTCAGACTGGGGATCCAATCATCATGAATAGCAGAGATGTACGTGTGTTGTTTCGTCACCTCCCATGTGGTACTCGGATTAAAAACAGAGATTAAGATGCATTTCTTCTTCATAAGTGTATTTTGATCAGCGACAGTACAGAAATAAGATGTTATATCTGTATGTGAATGTACGAATTTTGGAAACTCCAAAAAACATACATCATAAGGTTCTTCAACCTCACCGTTAATCATGTCTTGTTCCATGTCATAGACAGAAACATCTTCACAAGGAATCATTGCGTATTGACCACGCACGCCATCCAAATGAATTGTACACTTATTCCAATGCTTACGATAATCACTTATCAAATGCGCATTAATTACAAAAATTTTGCCTTTTATGAAAAAACCGTTTTGAGTTTTCTCATTTCCAGTTACGGGGCAACATATCGTGATACGATACATATTTGCAACTAACTTGGTTGTAATGCTAATCCATCAGGATCAGCAACACTTTGATTAAGTAAATCATTCGTAAATGCTTCTGCGTTAAGAGTTTCACAAACTCTTTCCGTTTCATCACTCTGTTTTTTAACAATCCTTATTTTTGCTTTTCCACGAGGCTTACCCTTCGGAACTGCGTTTGCAGTACCTGAAGAATAATTTTCAAAAATACCACGTCTACTACTTTTATTACTCTTTGATTTAGTAAGAATAAACCAAGCAGTACCAATAGCACCCACAAGTAAACCGATACATGAAAATAATTTCAATCGATCTTTAAATGAG